AACCGCCGCCGCCGCCTACCAACATTACATTAACTAATGGTAAAGCATTGTTTGGCAAAACAAAATTTCCTGAAGTTGATATGACTGACGGAAATGACGAAAATCCTGATAAAGCGTTTGCAAATTCTGTTGTTGCTTTAACTTTTGCTTTATATAAAGAAAGCATATCATTAACTGGTGCAACAACATCAATTCGTGTAAAAGAATGGTTTACGTTAATAAGTCTATTTAGAGGTCCCCCTGTTGTTGTTGCTCCCACAAAATAAGCATATCCATTTTCCTGATTAGTCGAATACATTGCATAGTATCCTGGAGTTCCGCCTTGCGCCCATGAGCGATTATATGTTTCCATATGAATGGAAGCAACGAAAGTCATATTTGATTGACCTCCTCCGCCTCCAGTTGCTGGTATAGTATTAAATCCTGGCATTAGGAATCAAGCTCCGATCCAAACAGATTAAATGCGATGCTAGTAGAGGCTGCGTAGATTTCTACGATGTCTCCTTGTGCTAATGTCATAGAGAGTTGTAGTGCTTGTGATACTCCGCCTGCTGCGGCTGTATCGTAAACCAATGTTTGCTTATTTGCTGCAGCTTCTCCAGCTACACGCACACGCACACGATATAGAACATCGTCTGCTGTTAAATTTGCGACTGTTAGAGATGAACACACTGCTTCTTTCCCTGTTGGAACGGCATAGATCTGTGTCCATGTCGCATTTGCTGATGGGACTACCTGCCCCAATACCTTATAATGAATTGCCATATTAAATTATGCTCCCTAAGAATAGTACATTGAAGTTAGTCGATGCACCGCTGATTTGATTTAGAGCAGTTGTTCTAGCAGAATCGATATCTGCCAATGCTGTTGCTCTATCAGCATTTACGTCTGCAAGAGAATTTACTCTCTTTGTTTCCAAGTTTGACAACGCTGTTGTCTTTGCTGTATTAACTTCAGCAATCTTATCTGCTGTAGCTGTTACAATATCATTTACTCCGAGCATCCCGCCCAAAGTGTCAAGTGCTGATGCTAGGTAAACTAGATCCTGTGCAGTATAAACACTAGCGGCTACGCTTGTGCCAATCTCCGTCTTAATAGCGGCGATTTCGTTTGCTAACGAGGTATAGTCAGGCATTACATCAACTCCATTTTATTCATTTTTAGTGCCATGGCAATGTGGTAACCCATTTTTTGCCAACCACCTTTTGTGTACTGCTCAAGTGTATCATGAGTCGTATTAAAATACAGGTCTCCATGCCCAGGATTTTGTGGTCTCTCGTTGATCGGACCTACTGGAATAGATGAAGCGGGAGCGGTAGAAGATACAATTGTAGATGCACTTGCTACTCTAATGCTCATGGTGTTATAACACCCGAAATATGAAATTTAACTCCAGCTGTAGAAGTAAATCCCGTAATTTGTAAGTTCTGTGCAAGCACAGTACGCATATCCAAAATCATTGTGTCGTTTGCAGCTACTGCAATTTCGTCTAAGTATTGAACTCCGTCAAATAAGACGGTAGCAGTGGTAGCTGTGGCTCCTGTATTAGTAATAGAAATATTAGTTACTATGGCTGTCTTGTTTGCGGGTACAGTATAAAGAAGAGCAGATGTTGTATTTGCTGCGCCTCTATAAAATTGAACTGGTGTGTTTGCCATAATCTCCTACAATGCTCCCATAATTATACCAATTTCAGCATCCAAAACAGATGCCTTTGCTACGTTAATCTCATTATACACGGAAGTTGCAAAATCTGCATTATCTCCTATAGCCGCCGCAATTTCATTGAGCGTATCTAGGGCTCCTGGAGCCGAATCAATAACATTTGAGATTCTAGTATCAGTGTAAGCATTTGAAGTCGTTACAGCGCCTGCTACGGCTGTTGCGGTAGCATCTATGGCTCTTTGAGCGGTAAAGTAAAGTCTTGTTGTTCCCTCTGTAAGAGAATCAGTAGTACGAGCTAGGAAATCAGAAGCAAAACTATTAGTTGTATATGGATTTACCCAAACTGTATCGTAATCATTTGTAGAAGCTTTTGCTGGTATCTGCCCAACTGTTCCACCTGTCTTAAGACCAGGACCTGAAGGTCCAACTGGTCCGAATGAAACTTCTACCCAATAGGTTCCATCATATGTATAAAAATGTACATTAACATTGTCAAACCAAAGATCGCCTTCGTTAAAAGTTTGTGGTGGTGTTGTTCCTATGTGTACGGCGGCTCCGCCTGCACCTGCGCCTAGATCAATCCATCCTGTAGATGAATATACTCTGACTAAATTAGTTACTGAATTAAGATAAAAATCACCTAAGCGGGGATTGGAAGGGTCAGTTGCTAGACTTAGTGCGTTTAAGGGTACTAATCTTTTTATTGAAGACATTTATTCCCCTTATCCTACTATTACTACCTTGTATGCTCCTGAAGCTGGTGCTACTGCAAATGTTAGTGTTGCTTGATTTACAGATGATCTTGTTATTCCGCATTCTACATTTTCGTAAGTAGTAGCATCATAAACTTGAACTTGAACATCGTATGTGTCCATGTTGTGAGTTACATTAAATGATGTAAGAGATCCATCTCCAATGGTTGCTGTAAACTTCTTTGCTAGTCCATAATATGTGGCTCCACCGTCAGATACTGTCCAAGTATCTGTTGACTCATCCCATAGGATTTCTACATCTGTGGCATCTCCACGCTCTACACGAATACCAGCATTTGCTATTGGTGTTCCTGTTACGTTAGAGTTAAGGTTTACCTTATTGTCGACAATATTAACTTCTGAAGTGTTTACAGAGTTTACTGTTCCAGTTACATTTAGGTTTCCGCCAACAAGCAAGTCACCAGTAATATTTACATTGTCTGGCAAACCAATCGTTACGCTAGTTCCTTCTCCAGATGTTGGAGTTACTGTAACTTCGTTTGCTGTTCCAGCAATATTAGCTACATAATCTCCAGTTGTCTGTGTTCCAAGATTAACGTTCTTGATAGATACTGCACCAGATGCTACTGTGAAGTCTGCTGTTGCGAATGAAGCAACACCCTTATTAGTAGTTGTTGCATCTTCTGCTGCGATTGTTACTGTGTTATCTGTTACAGCAACATCAATTCCTTCTCCGCCAGAAATCTGTAGTGATTCTGTGAGTAGAGAAATACCAGTTGTACCAGTATCTCCATTAATTGTAAGTGTTGTTGCTACGTCTGCTTCTCCAGCCGCTGTTAAACGACCATAAGCATCTACTGTGAAAGTAGGAATCTTTGTAGCTGAACCATATGAAGCAGCTGTTACTCCAGTTGCTGGTAGTTCAATATTAACTGCAGCGGTTTCTGTGCCAGAACCTGTAACTGTAATTGTTGATCCAGTAGATGTAAGTGTTGCTACATAATTTCCTACTGTGTCTGTACCTAGAGCAATGGAGTTCGCATTAATTGTGGCATTAAGCGTTACATTTCCATCAAGATCTGTTGTTGCGGTTCCTGAAAGGTCTCCGCCAAGTGTGATTGCGACAAGGCCTGTTGCCTGCCACGCTGTTCCATTGTAATAATAAAGTTTGTTTGTTGTAGAGTTAAAGAATACTCTACCCTTAAATACTGCTTCTGATCCTGACGCTACTGATGGATTAGAAAGCGCATTTTCAATGCGGAGTTTCTGAATCTCCAGACCCGTCATATCAATCGGGGTTAAAAATTTACGTGCCACGTTTTATATCTCCTAGGTTTTTTGAATTACGACAGGTATGCCTTTCCAGAAAAACCTGCTGCAAAACTAATTATAACAGTGTTGTCGTTCTGGTACTGGACATGACCTTCCACTTGATTCCCGTTATTGTCAACGACGGTGACGTTTGGCTTGAAATTTAGCTTATGCAAAGCATAGGGTATCGTCCAAGTGACATTTGATATTAATTGCTCGTACTGATATACGGATTCTGGAAGGGTAAATAGGTCAACGGGGGTACCCCATGAACCAGCATAGGTCCTTGGACCATATAGCTCATAAGTATTTAGGTTGAGATAAAAATCTCCCTCTACTGAATTTGCGGGGTTAGTTGAAGTAGGTGCTCCAAAACCATTGAGGATTGAATTTCCTCTAGGACCTGGCTGACCAGTATCAGAGATGATAACTTCATTCTCTGTTGTTGTAATGTCGATAATATTAGAATTATCAATATAGTTAACCAACTACTGTCACCGCCCTTGAAACTTCTAGCCAACCCTCAAGTAATCTTGTGAGTTGTCCTGTTGGAATATGCTCTAAAACTAAATCGTACGCTGACTTTGGATATGCAATCTTTGCTGTCTTATCTGGAGACAAGTTGACATCTATCTTTCCAAGAAGCGGGGTAACAGTAATACCGTCACCTTGAGTAGCAGAAGCTAGAACTTTCTTTGATCCTGGAGCTGACTTAACATCCATAAATACACGATATTGAGTTAGGTTAATTGGAACTCCAGCTGGATCCTTATAGACAATGGAGAATGTGAAATTAGTGGCCTGATCGACCTTCCAATTTTTAATTCCTGCCATAGTTTATTACCTCCAGATAAATCAATTTTATCATGAAAGAGCTTCTAGCTGGATGATGAGGTCAGGTCAACAATTTCGCAATTATCAGCGCTGCAAGCAAAGCTTTGGGAACCAGTAGTCATATCTTCCTTTTCATAGAATGATAGGTCTGACCAATTAATAGCCTTTGGCATCTTAGCAAGGAGTTCTTCGTATTCTTCCTTAGAGCATTCCTGATATGGAGCCTGCTTATAGGTATGGTCTGAATGAGGTAGGAATGAAATTCCTGATACCTCGTCAAAGTGCTTATATACCCAAGCCCCTACTTCCATCCACTCCTCTTCCTTTACAGAAACAGTGATAGAAGGCTTATGCTCACACCAAGCTCTCTGGTAAACAAGCCAAGTATTTAGGTGTTCAATAGCAGTAAGATCATTTCTTAGAATAGCCCCTTCTGGAGCCCTTACTGGAAATGAGAATACAGTTGTAGAATCTACCTTCATTACATCTGGCTCATTTGGAACATCGTAAGCCTTCATTAGCTCTGTGAGCGGATCCTTATTATCTGCACGGACTGTACGGATATAGTACTCTGAGTGCCATGGGTGCATTCCAGAAGAAACACCAGTTAGCTGAGAAACTGTACCTGATGGCTTAACGCAAGTAATTGCTGCTGACTCGTTAATACCAATCTTTGCAGCTTCCTCTGAGTTAATTACACGAGCATATTCACGAAGTGAAACTAGTGCTGTCTCAAGCTTATTGATATCTTCTTTTCCTGACATAAACTTATGTCCAAATTGTCCAGTAATAGAAACTCCTAGTAGGCGTTCCTCTTCTGTATTATCCTTCCAGATCTTACGAAGGTACTTAAAGTCTGTAAGAGTTGACTGCCATGTTCCAAGAACTGTAGCAAGACGTACCTTGTTCGAGATATCTTCCATTGTGTCTTCTTCACGAATTACAACTTCTGACAAGTTGCAGAACTGGTAAGGACGAAGAATAATTTCAGAGCATGGGTTAGTTCCATACCAAATTTCTGGATCACGACGACCATACTTTGCTGCTTGCTTTTGTGCTGCTGCAACATTGTAGATTCCACGCTCTCCTGACTTTGAATCATAGAGATTCTTCCACTCAGCAATAAACTGTTCCATTTCTGGACGACGTGAATATGCTACTGAGTTATTTGAAAGTGCACGTTGTGGATTATGCTCCCACCAGTTACCTGTCTTTGCATGGGCCATTTCAATGTCGTTAATATTAGAAAGAGAAATCATAGCAGAGCGACGAACTCCACCAACTACTACTACTTCACCAATCTTGCACATAATGTCGTGGCATTCAATTGGCTTTAGGTTACGTCCAAGGGAACCCTTGAATACCTTAATTGTAAAATCAAAAAGATTTACTAATGGCTGTGGTCCAGATGAACGTCCACCCATTGTCTTAAGTCTTGCACCTGCTGGGCGAAGCTTTGTTACATCAATTGTGGGAATCTGTCCTGACCATAGCAATGCAAGAAGCTCACGGTATGCCTTTGCCCATCCTGCCTTTGAATCTTCAACAGTAATAACTGTAGATGTCTTTTCCAAAGTCTCTGGGACTGCTGGAAGCTTATTAATGTACTTATACTCTACTGAGAATCCGACACCAGTACCGCACATAAGAATGTACATTGTCTCGTCAAATGATCTGGGATTATCTACTGGAACAAACGAGCAGTTGTATCCTGGAACATGGTCTCTTTGTAGAGCTGGGCCAGCGGTCATAAGAGAACGCATTGATGGCATTACACTAAGATTAAGAACAGCATCCTTTACCTCTTGTAGAAGTTTTTCATCTGGCTTATAGGAAAAAGATTCTTCCAAATGGTTAGCCATAAAGTTAAAATATCGATCAACAGTCTCACCCCAAGATTCTCTGCGATTTTCTGAATCCATATATTTTGCATATCGTGATAGTGCAATGAATTCTTGGTAAGCTGTTGGTAATGACATTTATAGATACTTCTCTCTACCCTCTTAGGGATTTAATTGATTTTTTGGTTGAGTTACAATTCTATCATACAGATTTACAAGTGCAAAAGTCAAGTTAAATGTTTGAAAGCTTTTTCAGTTAACTTGATCCAGTCGTATTGCTCGTAAAGTTTTGTTGTGTTTTTCAGGGCAGTTAGAGTATGGTCTCTATAACTGTTTATTGAATCTAGCATAAGTAATTGTAGATGTTCCATATCTGGCTCAAACATTTTTCCTGGATGCATAAGAGGCCAGAGGGAGTCTTGTACTCTTGACTCTAACTTGAGAGTTATAAAATCTGAATAAGGTGCCCAAGCAGTAGTGCAAATAGTCGGCATAGCAGTAGCCATTGCTTGAAGCGGGATAAAGCCAAAGCCTTCTCCCCAAGATGGATAAACCATAACGTGATGATCATGCATTAATTGAACTAGTTCATCATCACTCATCTGCTTAGTGATTAGTTTAATATTAGGGTACTTCTCAAAGATAGGGATAAAGTTTCCAAACATATCTCTCTGTCTAATTTGATGCATCTCGTTTGCCTTGATGGTAAGTTGATAATCTGGGTTATCTCCAAATAGGTTGATGAATGCTTGTATTACCATATTCCCGCCTTTTCTTTCTGCGGGTTCTCCAATGTGTAAGAATTTAAACTTGCCATCTACTCTACGAACCTTAGTGTTCTTCCAAACATCGTGTAGTCCGTGCTGATAAGTCTTGATAGGAGCAGTTATTCCTGCTGATTTATACCATGCTGAAATGAGAGGGGATGTAGACCAAACCTCATCACATTTATTCATATTCTCTAACCAATACATAGGAAGCTCAGTAGATTCCCAAGGTGTATAACCAATTGTGTATTGATCTTGTCTATTAAACTTATAATGAATAGGTTGAATAAAGTTAAGTTGAAGATCAGCTTCAGGATTATTAAGCGTGACAAGGTGTCCTAGGCTCTGTAATGAGCTTACAATGCCCATTCCAGCCTGCCCGTAGCCTACGGTGGCATTAAAACCAGACTCAGATGAGTAAAAACTAATATGCATTAAGATCCTTCGCTTCAGAATATATTAAGTCTATCACAGGTATATATTTTTTAAAACAGTTGACTGGGCTAGAAATAGCCGATAAACTTATATAATGAAAGAAAACCTAATTATAAAAGTAATTAGTATTTCACTCATAATTGTTCTTGGGGCTATATTAACCCCTAGTATCAACTATAAGTATTATACTAAACACCCTTTAAAAAAGGTAAGTAACTTTGAAGAACGTATCTTCAAGTCTTCCCTAGAAGAAAAGAAGTACGCAAAGTTAAAAGAGGCTCTAGATATTAAAAAAGCTAGAGATCTTAAACTTAACCAGCTCAAGACGGCTAAGAGCCTTTCTGACACGGACCTTGCCATATTGCTTTACTTGGTAGGCTTTGAAGGAAAAGCTCTTCAGACAGCTTGGGCGGTTGCAAAGAAGGAATCCAATGGCAGGCCTTTGGCTTACAATGGAAATACTAAAACTGGAGATAGTTCATACGGGATCTTCCAAATCAATATGATTGGAAATCTAGGTCCTGAGCGTCGTGCTAAGTATGACCTATCACACAATAAGGAGTTGTTTAATCCAGTAACCAATGCTTCTATTGCGTTTAAGATGACTAAGCAAGGGGAGAATTGGTCTTCCTGGAAGGGTCTCACACCTAGAACAAAACAGTGGTTGGCTAAGTTCCCTGCTGTAAGTCTAAAACCTTATGTAATGCCTGATTTGTCGGCATTAAAAGTTTGACTTGATTAAATCACAGTGGTAGAGTAGTTCTATGGAAAATATAGATAATACTGGAGATATAGACATTCGTGTAGTACGCAAATGGCTACAGAACAGAGAATCAGTTTTCCATGGAACTTGCTCTAGCAATTATATTGCTGGATTTGATGACGCAGTGTTTCTAACCTGCTTTGAATGTTCCGATAAAATTTACATTGGACTAGATACATACATGATCATGAAGAAGGAAGTAAATGTCTGAAGAAAACGATAATCTTTTACTTGGGATTTATATACAACTTTCCCGTGTTTATGATATGCTAGTATTAATAGCGGATGGAGTAGGAAAGGGTGAAGAAGCCCTTGAAGTCAGAAACCTGCATGAGCAGGGAAAGATCCTAACTCCACCACCATCATTAGTGGAGGACGAGGATGCCTAAGTATTTTGTTACTATCAACCTAGAAGTTGATATTCACAAGAGCGATAGTATTCATCACATAGTTGATTCATTCGACTTCGTAGGTCAAGCAGAGAATACAGAAATTCTTGATATTGACTTCGAACTTGCAGAAGAATCATATATGGACGATGAAGACGACTCTAATGACGAAGATTTTTAAAACCATATAATCCGATAAAAGAAAAGCCCTCTAGTTTTTACTAGAGGGCCTTCTTATTTTTGTACTTAAGACTTCATAGCCTTAAAAGTAATAGCATCTACGATGCCTGTTTCTGCAAGACCCTTGGACTTTTGAAAAGCTCTTACAGCCTTCTCTGTTCCTGGTCCGAAATCACCGTCAGCTTTTAGTTTAAGGAGTGTTTGTACGTTCTTGACGCCAGAACCCTTAGAACCTCTCTTAAGCGGTGTAAAGGCTGCTACAGGCTTTGCTGCGACAGTCTTTGGTGCAGCTGGCTTAGCTGCTTTTGCAGGTGCGGCAGGAGCATCAGATGAACCTACCTTAGATAGTAGTGGAACATTTTCTTCACCAGAATAAACTGGACGTCCCCAACCTACTACAGCATTCATAAGCTTTAGCTTATTATCTTTGACATATGCACGAGTTTTTTCTACGCACATTCCGCCATTTCGCTGATCTCCCTTGGCTGTTCCCGAAGTGTTTCCTTCAATAACTTGAATTGTTCCGTTGCCATTGTTTTTTACACAAATTCCAACGTGAGAAATTCTGTTGACCCCATCATCTGGGAAATCAAAATAGATCCAATCTCCTGGAGTTGGATCGTCATTGCGAGCATCTGCCCAGCGATTATTCTTTTTAAAGAAATCTGCGGCTGCGACTGTTGATGCTGACTTAGGATACTTCTTTGGGTCTAGTCCAGAAGTAAAAGCGCACCAAGAAACAAATGACTGGCACCATGGAAGAAAGTTTGCACCTGTCCACTTACCATACTTTGTCTCGTTGTCTTTTGGACCTTCAATAGTCCCAACTTCTTTCTTAGCAATTTCTACAATTGCTTCTAGAGAACCCTTTGCTGCCAATTACTTTGCTACCTTCTTAGAAGCAGTTTTCTTTGCTGCTGTCTTTGTTGAAGCAGATGCCTTTACGGCTGTATCCAACTTCTTTGTAGCTTCCTTAGCTGCTGCTGCGGCAATTCGTCCGAATGCAGGATCCTTCTTATTCACCCAGCGTAATGCAACTGGGACGAGTGATGCCCAGAGAGAGTTAGCAACTAGTAGCCACTCTCCATTACCAAAGTCAAGCGGGCTTGAAATGTTAGAGGTCGCCATTACGATGCTGATAGCACCCATTACCTGACCAATTAGATTTCTTGCATATGACTCTAGCATTGCTTTATTTTGTGTTGACATATATATCTCCTTTTAAGTGTGTCCGTAGACACGTTTCATATCCATTGTATCACCAAGGAATGAAAGGTGAGCCGTTTACATGGACAATGCTCAGGTCCCTTATGCTCTAGCCAGCTATCCCGAAGGAAAGTAATGCGTAGATGCACAATATAATTATAGCCTACTTAATTTTGATTTGTCTAGGCTTTTTCTCTTCTGGAATTTCACGCTTTAGGACGATATATAGAATACCGTCGCTATAATCAGCGGAATCTACTTCCCAGTATTCCCAAAGAGTAACTGTTTTAGTAAACTTCCGAGCAGCGATACCCTTATGGATATATTTAGGCTCCTCTTCAGATTTAGCTTTCTCTCCTGAGATAGTTAGGACACGATTTTCCATTTCAACCTTTACTTCATTCTTGGTGAATCCAGCAAGGGCGAGTTCAAGGACTCTTGTATCCTCGTCGATCTCACGAATGTTGTATGGTGGATAAGTATCCTGGGGGGTCCAAGTGGAAGATGTTACCGTATTCCACATGTTGTCAATCAATTTAAACGGATCATATACTGAAACCGTATAGTTATTACCTGTCATTTATTTGCTCCTTTTAAGCGAGTTAGATTAGCGGCACCCGAAGCATGCCACTTATAAATATTATATCAAATATTTTATTTATATGTCCATATCCCCGCAGTGAAGTGCGCCGAAAATGAGACCCCCTAATTAAATGCCCTGTATAATAACTATATGAACCTATACGATCAATTAGCCCCTGTAGAGAAAGCCTACCATGACGCCTTGCTTTCAGTAGTAGATAATTTTGGACCCTTTGATAAGGGCAGCGGATCAGTTTGGGTCGGATATGAAGATGGTGCCAATAACGAGAATGCATCCATAGGAGTTAAGTGCGGTAATTGCTCATTCCATGTAGAAATAGAGGGAAGCTCAGAATTAGGATGTAAGATCCTATCCTTTAATGTAGAGTCTAATGGATTATGTAGATTAGCTGCTATTCCAGACGGACTAGTGAACGCCGAAAATGAGAGTACCCCTGATAATGAAGGTATGGACGATATGGATAAATTCTGGAATGGGAGCTTTATCAAATAATGGCAATGTATACATATTTTACTAAAATCGATAAGGTCGTTGACGGGGATACCGTTGATGTATTTATCGACCTAGGATTTAATGTCTGGCATAAGGAAAGAATTCGTTTAGCTGGTATTGATACAGCCGAGAAGAATACTGCCTTTGGAAAGGCTACTAAGAAATTACTGATAGATACCCTAGAGGGCAAGCTTGTAAAGCTAGAAGTCTCTAAGCCCGACAAATATGGCAGATACCTCGGAAACATCTATCTGGCATCTGATGTATCAATTAATGCTCAAATGATCTCTAAGGGCCTTGCAAAGGCCTATGGCGGGGATTCTAAAGTTGGTCTATGGTCTGAACAAGAGTTAGCTATAGATCATATAAGCGTTACTCTTCAATAGGGGATATATCGCTATATGTTTGAAGAGCTTCAAGAAGCTCTTTGGCTATCCCGTCGAAATCAATAGTTCCGTTATTAAAGTATTTTCCAGACTGTATACACTTTTGTAGTGTATTAGCAATGTATTTTTGTTTATCCATACATATCACCTCAATTTAAGTATAACAAATAATCAGTATTAGTACAAATAGTATATATGCCCTGTTTATTTATATATTAGGTAAATGTTAATAAAATTTTAAATTTAGAATATGTCTTTTCGGAAAGCTATTAGCAATACCAATATAGGACCAAAGATGATCGTAGCTTGTATCAAGTTCATTTGAATATCCCCTCATTTATAGTGTATATGTTACTGACTAGTAACTTATATATATTATATATTTATATTCTTTATAGCTTGTATCTTTTAATAGTTCAACTTGGGAATTAGATTTTAGCAAACCCCCCCTACCCCCCCAAATTAAAAACATTTGGTAGGATAAGAGAAGCTACTAAACTCCCAAGAAATAACTTGGTGTATTGAGTCTTAGTGTAACCCCCGAAACCTTTTCAAGTATAACCGCAAAGTAATTTCTATGTCAACCCCCGATCCAATTTGACTAAAATGTTAATATATTTTTAATTTGTATCATTCGCATTTTTGAGAGTCGAACAGGTGTTCGAATAGCGAGCACAGATCTGTGAGGTATATCACAAAAATAGTTTAGAAATACTCGCCAGTAACCCCCATAAATGTCAGTGGGGTGTGTTATAGTTACACTATAAGAAATTGAGAGATACTCAATAAAGAAAGGAATTCAAAATGAATTCACTATTTGAAAAGTTCGCTACAGTAAGCGATTACCCACAGGGGCTAATGAACCTCTGTCCTTGCGGTCAGGTTGTCCTAGCACCTGCCCAGTATCACGAGGGTTTCCCTTGGTGGGAAAATCCTAACAGATGTCAGGAATTGTGGGCTAACTCACAAAAATAATTCCAGACACACCCCCTAAAAGGGGGGTAAATGTCAGTAGGGTCTGATAGTATTCTACTATAACTAAATAACAGAAAATCCTAAATGAGCCCCTAGCAATAGGGCAAATAAGTTAGGTCAAGGAAAAGGTTAGAAAGACTAACCGAATAAAAGAAAGGAATTCAAAATGAATTCACTAACAGTAATAACAGAAGGTAGCCACCCTATGGCTTCCTCTAACACTAAAGATAAAAATATCTTTCGCCTTGCTAATGGTAATTACATTAGCCGTATGGCATATGTCCATATGGTAGCCTCTGAGAATATGATTTCTCACCGCTACTTATCCCCTAACGAAAGTCGTTGGGTGTTTGACTATAAGAAAGTAGGGTCTAACTAATGACTATCACTTATTCACTATGGCAGGGTAGCCAATTGCTATCCGTTGATAACAAGGCTAATAATGCCGAGGAAATTCTTTCAGTAATGAAAGACCTAGAGAAACTAGGAAAAGGTTTCTCTTATATCGTTAGAGGCGTGGAGGTATCTAAGTAATGGGATACGTTGAATTCTTTCGCCTTGATAATGATGGGGCTGGTTGGGTTGATTTATCTAATGCCCGCCCTGATGAATTCCTTGGTTTGGCTTTGACCTTACTTGGGGCTTTATTGCTACCGCTTTGACTCTTACACTTGCTGTAAAGTTTCTAAATAAGCGTGGGCTTTATTTCTCAAATAAGTTTAGAAAGGCTAAATAAATGATGACCCGTAAGGACTATGTAAAGACCGCCGAAATTCTAAAAAAGCATTTCGAAAGTAATCCGCAACTAACTCAGGAAGTCTTTGAGGATTTAGTAGATGAATTCTCTTTGATGTTTGAAGAAGATAACGAAAGGTTTGACTCTGATAAATTTTTAGAGGCTTGCCTTCCTGATTTAGATTTATAAAAAAAATAAATAATAAAATTGCTGCGATGATCTCGCAGCTTTTTTATTTTATAAATAAAAAAATAAATAAAAATAAAAAACTCAAAAAAACGGGGCCCCCCGCTGTCGGGCGTGTCTGTGTATGAACCTGTGGATAAACCCCTGAAAAATGTGATGTGATTCACATTTCA